TGGGAGCAGATTCTCTCGGCTTATCCGATACGGAACTGAAACAGATCGTAACCGACTGGCGTGAGGCTTCACCGCATATTACAGAACTCTGGTGGGCGGTAGATAGAGCTGTAAAAAAGGCAATCAAAGAAAAAACGGCAACGAAAACATACGGACTGCTATTTTCCTATGAGGCAGGGTTCCTGTTCATAAGGCTGCCAAGCGGCAGACGTCTTGCCTATGCTAAACCCTACATCGGTAAGAATAAATTCGGCGGTGAATCTGTTACATATATGGGCATTAATGCTCAGAAAAAATGGGACAGGCTTGAAAGCTATGGGCCGAAATTTGTAGAGAACTGCGTCCAAGGAATTGCAAGAGATCTGCTGATGTATTCCATGCAGACACTATCACAATACTTCATTGTCGGTCATATTCACGATGAAATGATCATCGAGTGCCCGAAAGATACAAAGCTGGATGAGATCTGTCAGCAGATGGCGAGAACACCAGACTGGGCAAAGGGACTGCTGCTTCGGGCAGACGGATATGAATGCAGCTTTTACAAGAAAGATTAGGAGGATTCCATATGTTTTACATCAAAGAAAATCTGAATGACACCACCAGTATCTCCGTGGAGATCAACAACGAAAACGTATACTGTCACTGCCCACAGTGCGGTGCAGAAGTACCGGTTGATCTGAGTATCTTCTGGACAGCAGAAAACTTTGACATTTTCAGCAGTGCCGTTTACTGTGATGCTTGCACGCTGAAACGGCTGAAAGGAGTATTGCATGAATCGGTATAACGCTGAGGGATACATCGATCTCACTGCTTATGAAGCACTAAGCCGTATTGAACGAGAGGAACGTAAGGCGAAAAAAGCTGCCGCTTATCGACCGCTGGTATACATTTGTTCTCCCTATTCCCACGGCTGCATCAATGACAATATCGAAAACGCCAGACGATACAGCCGCTTTGCAGTAGATACCCACTATGTCCCTATCGCTCCCCACTTGCTGTTTCCGCAGTTCATGGATGACAGTCTGGGCGAAGATCGTCAGACAGCGATGTTCATGAATTTGGTACTGCTGTCAAAATGTGCCCAGTTGTGGGTGTTTGGTTCTGTACGGTCGGAGGGGATGCAGCAGGAAATTAAATGGGCAAAGCGGCGGCATATGACCATTCGGCATTTTACAGAAGAACTGGAGGAAATAGAATGAAATTTACGCTCTATACAGCAAACTGTACCGGCAATGAAAAGAATATCCTTTATCCCAACCAAAAGGTCATTACTTCAGAAGCGGATTTGAAAAAAGCCGTTTTCTACGATCATGTCTGTGCTCAGTATGAGAATTTTGCCCGCAGTGATGCCAATTTCCTGTTGTCTGATGTAGTACCCATGGATTGTGACAACGACCATTCAGATGACCCGAAAGACTGGATCACGCCTGAAATGCTGATGAACAGCTTAGGAGATGTTGCATTTGCAGTGACCTACAGCCGTCATCATCTGTTGACAAAAGGCAGCAAATCTGCCCGTCCCCGTTTCCATGTTTTCTTTCCCACCTCACCCTGCAAAAACGCCACGATGCACAAGGCAGTTAAAAATCAGATTCATAAGGAACTGCCGTTCTTCGACGGAAATGCACTGGATGCCTCACGTTTTCTCTTTGGCTGTCCGAGTGATGTTGTATGGCACGAAGGCAGTTTATCCATTGAGGACTGGCTTACACTGATGAAATCGAACCGTAACATTCCGCAGGGACAGCGTAACAGCACAATGTCTCGCATGGCTGGAAAGCTGGTCAAGCGTTTTGGTGTGACTGAGGAAAGTTATCAGAAGTTCCTGGAAAAAGCAGCCGAATGCGAACCACCGCTTCCGGATGAAGAACTGGAAGCAATCTGGCACAGTGCCTGCAAATTCGGAAAAAAAGTAACCTCGCAGGAAGGATATATTTCTCCTGAAGCATACGGCAAGCAATCCCTGATTCCCGATGATTTTTCGGACGTTGGAGAGGCTCGCACATTTGTAGAAGGCTTTTCAGATGAGGTGGCGTTTACTATTGCGACCGATTATCTTCGCTACAACGGAACCTATTGGGAGGAGTCAGAGCACGCTGTCACCCTTGCTATGATCGAACATACAGACATACAGCTGGCAGAAGCCGAAAAGCAGGTGGAAGCATCCCTTCTGAAACTAGAAAGCCTTGGTGTTGCAAGAGATGCAGCAATCAATGGCGGCAAAAAGTTTCGGGATAGTCTGGACGAGGAACAGACCGCCGCATACAAAGAGTATCAGTACTATGCTACTTTCAAGGCATTCGTGATGAAATACCGCCATGTTCGCAGTATGACCAATGCACTGGATGCTGCAAAGCCGCTTGTTCTCCACAATCCCGAAGCCCTCGACAGCAATCCAATGCTCTTAAATACTCCCGGAGGCACGTATTATCTGCCTGACGGATTGAATGGCTGGAAGCCTACAGATCCTGCCGACCTCTTAACGAAAGTGACGGCGGTTGTTCCAAGTGATGCTGGTAAGGATTTGTGGGAGGATGCCTTACAGCTGTTCTTCTGTGGGGATCAAAGTCTAATTGACTATGTGCAGATGATTTGCGGACTTTGTATTGTGGGTAAGGTGTACTTGGAGGCGATGATCATTGTCTACGGTGACGGACGAAACGGAAAATCAACGTTCTGGAATGTCATTTACAAGGTTCTGGGAAGTTACAGCGGAAACATTTCAGCAGATGCCCTGACTGTCAATTGCAAGAGAAACGTGAAGCCGGAGATGGCGGAACTGAAAGGAAAACGGATGATTATTGCGGCAGAATTGCAAGAAGGGATGCGGCTGAACACCAGCGTGGTGAAGCAGCTTTGTTCCACAGACCCGATTTTTGCCGAGAAGAAATTCAAAGCACCATTCCACTTTGAACCCTCTCACACTTTGGTGCTGTATACCAATCATCTTCCAAAGGTCGGTGCATCGGATGATGGCACATGGCGGAGATTGATTGTCATTCCATTTCACGCAAAAATTCAAGGTTCTAAGGACATCAAAAACTACACGCAGCATTTGGTCGATAACGCAGGTGGTGCGGTGCTTTCCTGGCTGATTGAGGGTGCAAGAAAAGTCATCGCAGCGAACTATCAGATTGCCAGACCGCAGTGTGTCCTTGATGCAATTGGCTCTTATCGGGAAGGCAATGACTGGCTTGGAAATTTCATCAATGAATGCTGTATCGTGAATAAGAGCTATCAGGAGAAATCCGGTGAACTTTACAACAACTACAGAGAATACTGCATTGAAAATGGTGAATACATCCGCAGTACCTCTGATTTTTATGCGGCTCTGGAACAGGCAGGATACAAGAGAAAAAAGATGAGGGATGGTAAATACATCATTGGAATTCAATTGACTTATGGCATCCTCGACTAACTTGACCGGCACAAAAATACGAAAAAAGCCCCAAAAATCGGGAGTGTGCCGGTGTAAGCCGGTCATATACAGTCTTTACGCAGGCGAGAAAAAAAGTAAAAATTTCTTCTATATATAAGGTTTGTAAATGACCGGCTACGAGCGGCACAATTCCCATATTGCGTAATTTTTAGGAGGAAACATTATGTGGATCAAGAAAAATAATCTTTTGGTTAACCTTGAAAAATTTGATGCACTCTATCAGGACACATTACATCCTGAAAATCTTGTGATTATGACCGATCGGAAAAAAAGAACTCTTGCCAAAATAGATGATGTCCCAAGGGTTCTTGATGAAATAACTGAAGCTATGAAACATGGTGAAAGTGTGTATGTACTCCCATGCGAGAAAAAATAATTGAAGAAAAACTCACAAAGGCAGTAAAGCAAAATGGCGGTGTATGCTGGAAATTCACGTCTCCCGGAACGGCAGGCGTTCCAGACCGCATCGTATTGATGCCCGGCGGTAGAATTGCATTTGTGGAAGTGAAAGCACCCGGAGAGAAACCCAGACCGCTTCAACTTTCCCGGCATAAACTTCTGAGGCGATTGGGTTTTCTGGTTTACGTCTTGGATGCTTGTGAGGACATCGAAAAAATCATCTTGGAGGTGAAAAGCGATGGAACTGCATGATTATCAGAAATATGCTGTTCGATTCATTGAGGAACATCCAATCGCAGCACTCTTTCTGGATATGGGACTTGGTAAGACGATTACAACCCTGACTGCAATCCACAATTTAATGTTTGACCTGTTTGCGGTCAGAAAAGTTTTGATTATTGCACCGTTGCGAGTTGCACGGGATACGTGGGCGGCGGAGATTGAAAAGTGGGAGCACCTCAAGGATTTGCGATACAGCGTAGCGGTCGGCACAGAGGAAGAACGCCTTGCCGCCTTGAACGCTCCTGCAGACCTCTACATCATCAACCGGGAAAACATCGGCTGGCTCGTCAACAACACGAAGTTCGATTATGACATGGTGGTGATTGATGAACTCTCCAGCTTTAAGAGCCATCAGAGCAAACGCTTCAAGGCACTGATGAAAGTTCGACCAAAGGTGAAAAGAATCGTCGGGCTGACCGGAACGCCTGCCAGCAACGGCTTAATGGATTTATGGGCAGAGTTTCGTCTTCTGGATATGGGGCAGCGGCTCGGCAGATTCATCGGGCAGTACCGGAATGCCTACTTCAAGCCCGACAAGCAGAACGGCTATCTCGTGTATTCCTACAAGCCCCTGCCCGATGCAGAGCGGCAGATTTATGAGAAAATCGCTGACATCACCGTTTCGATGAAAGCCCTCGACCACCTGCACATGCCGGAATTACTTTTCAACAAATATCCCGTGCAGCTGTCCGACACGGAGCAAGAAACCTACAAGCGGTTCAAGTCTGAACTGATTCTGGAGATGCAGGACACTGAGATTACCGCCGCCAACGCTGCAAGTCTATCCAATAAACTTTCCCAGCTGGCGAATGGTGCAGTGTATGACGATACCGGAGCGGTGATTCCCATTCACAACCGAAAGCTGGATGCACTGGAAGACTTGATAGAGGCAGCCAACGGAAAACCCGTTCTGGTGGCGTACTGGTTCAAGCATGATTTGGAGCGGATTCAAGAGCGATTGCGAAAGCTGAAGGTTTCCTATCAGGAAATCCAGTCCTCCGACAGTATCCAGAACTGGAACGCCGGAAAGCTGCAAGTTGGTCTGCTGCACCCAGCCGCTGCTGGTCATGGCTTGAACTTACAGGCAGGCGGTTCTCACCTGATTTGGTTCGGGCTAACATGGAGTTTAGAACTCTACCAGCAGACCAACGCCAGACTGTGGCGGCAGGGGCAACAGTCCGAAACGGTTGTCATTCAACATCTCATCACCAAGGGTACGATTGACGAACGTATCCTGAAAGCCCTGACCCGGAAAGAACAAACCCAGACCGCTTTGATGCAAGCCGTCAAGGCAGAACTTGGAGGTAGCAGATGAATATCATTTGGCAGTACTTAGACAAACGGAGTGCCGCTGTGAACGCACTGAAGGATTACAGCAGCATGGCTTACATCCTTGCACACACAGACGAAGAAATCGCACAGGTGCATGAAGACACCACCACCCTTGGCAGTCCGGCATTTACAGATATGCCGGGCGGCAGTCCGAACCCGCAGTCCGGCGAAATGAGAATCATCGCTGCCATTGACGAAATCGATGTGCTGCGGGAACGGTATCGTCAGGCAAAGGAATACATGGAATGGTTTCAACCCGCATGGGACAGCCTGTCGGAGGATGAACGGTATGTGCTGGAACAGTTCTATGGAGGAGAAGAAGAAAAACAGATTGATGCTGTTTACAATATCTGTGAGCACCTGCATATCGAACGTTCTACAGCTTACAATAAGAAAAATCGTGCAGTGCAGCATCTTGCTTTGCTTTTGTACGGAAAGGCATGAGGTAATTTGATGGACGAAATTGCTGAATAAGCATGATATAATAATATCATAGAAAACTGACCGAAAGCCCTGTGGTGTTCCGCATGGGCTTTCGTTGTATCCGGAGGTGAATCTTATGCCGAGGAAGGCACTGAAACCATGTAAGTACCCCGGCTGTCCCAATCTGACAGACGGCTTGTACTGTGCAGAGCATCAGCCCTTGCACCCAGACCGACCGTCTGCCGCCAAGCGTGGATACGGCAGCAGGTGGCAGAGACTCAGCAAAGCGTATCTCCACCGGCATCCTTTGTGTGTGAGGTGCAAAGCACAGGGACGGTTCACGGCAGCGACTGTGGTCGACCATGTCATTCCTCACCGTGGTGATCCGCATCTGATGTGGGATGAAAGCAACTGGCAGGCGTTATGCAAGCCCTGCCACGACCGCAAGACATGGACGGAAGACAACAGACCTAATTACGAATACTAATCGTTGATAACCCAGACTCCTTGTTTTTTTGAAAATACAATGCGTTCTTCTTTTTTTAGTGAATCAAAAGCATCTTTGATATCTTTTTTTGTAAAGACAGAGGAATGGGATGGGTAAAGTTGCTTAATTATTTGTTTTTGGCATAAGTGCTGACCATCAAAAATAAGATCAATGATTTCATCTTTAATCTGTTGTTCTTCGGATGCTTTGAAAGTTTCCAATGCACTACGACCGCTATCTATAACATCCGCCCATTTAATTAAGGTCGATTCTTTAATAACCATTCTTGCAGTAATTTTGCATTCTGTTTCTTTTTTATTTTTTGGCATGATGGCGGATTCCATGATGTATACGGGTTCATCTTTACCCTCACTTACAATAAATCTTCCGTGTGCAAAGGAACAACGAATGTAATAGAACACATCAATGAACTCAGCATATTTATCACTGGACAAAAACACAATGCGGTTGTCTCGCAATGATTGGAAAACACCATTCAATTGACAAACAGCTAGTTTATCACTCATGTTTGATTGTGTTCCATTCTTTTTAGAGCCTTTAGTTGCCTTGCAGTAATTCTGCCCTACAGTAAATCCTCCGATATGAAGAAGATACGATCTAAGTTTGGTTTTACTCCAAGGTTTAGCACCCCAATTGCGACCAGACATTCCATGTGATGAAGAACTTGTTAAATCACATGGCGTTGAAAATAAGTAAAACTCTATAATCCTTTGAAAATTATCGCTGAAATGAATTCCTTTTTTATTAGTGACCCATCCAGGATTAATTGTGTCAATTACATCAGCCATAAATATGCCCCCATAGTGTTTTTCTTAATTATATCACTATTCGACAAAAAACGCAATTCAATTAAATAGGACCGCCGGTGGGGGTATCGAAATCACTAATTGTGAATTTTTTACAGACCGGCGTTCCCTCTCACGCACAAAAACGGGTATTCAAACACCCTATTGCCCCCTCAGAGATATAAATATTGAAAAATACCGATAACATCTAACTTTGCCGACTTTTGCAGTCGGCATTTTTCATGCCCGATTTAACATTTTTGTTTGAATTTCTTTGATTTTTCGGAGGTGATGGCATCATGGCGAAAGACGGTACAAACCGAGGCGGTGCAAGACCGGGTGCAGGAAGACCAAGAAAGGCACTCACGGAGAAAATTGCTGAGGGAAAATCGGCGGAAGTTATGATGCAGCCTGCGGATATAGAATCCGCTGAAACACCGCCTGTCAGAGATTTCATGAAAGAATTACAGCGTGACGGCACAAAACTCCTTGCAGATGAAGTGTATACGGAAACATATGAGTGGCTGAAAGAACGCTCCTGTGAGAAAATCGTCAGCCGTCAGCTTGTGGAACAGTATGCCATGAGTATTTCCCGTTGGATTCACTGTGAGCAGATCGTCACCAAGTACGGATATATTTCCAAACATCCTACAACCGGTGCGGCAATTGCCTCTCCCTATGTAGCGATGTCACAGAATTACATGAAACAGGCAAACCAAATCTGGAATCAGATTTTTCAGATAGTCCGTGAAAATTGTTCTGTGGAATTTCAGGGCAATCCGCAGGAAGATATGATGGAAAAATTGCTGAGAAGCAGAAAGTGAGTTTTTATGAAAGCAGATAATAGTTTTTGGAGAGAACTGAAACAGCAGAGAAATAACATGACCAAACAGCAATATCGCACAATCAAAGGACAGGCTGTCAAAGGCAATATGGATGCCGCCCGAAGAGGTATGCTCAGAATTCAGCAGAGGAGGAATCACAGATGACAACGACCACAGAATTTCAGCTTGTTGACATCAACAAGTTAGTGCCTTATGCAAATAACGCCAGAACCCACAACAAGGAACAGATCCTGAAACTTCGCTCTTCTTTGCGTGAGTTTGGTTTTGTGAATCCGGTGATTATCGACCGGGAATACAATGTGCTGGCTGGACATGGACGCATCATGGCGGCAAAGGAAGAAGGCATTACAGAAGTACCCTGTGTGTATGCCGACCATCTGACGGAAGCACAGAAGAAAGCGTACATTCTTGCTGACAACCGGATGGCGTTAGATGCTGGTTGGGATGATGAACTGCTTGCTGTTGAGATGGAAGAATTGCAGAATCTCGGATTTGACCTTGGTTTGACTGGTTTCGATGAATCTGAAATTGCTGACCTTTTCGACATTAACAGTGATGAAGCAAAACAGGATGATTTTGATGTAGACGCAGAACTGGAAAAGCCCTGCAAATCGAAACTCGGCGACATCTGGCATCTTGGAAAACATACTGTCATCTGCGGTGATTCCACTTTGCCGGAAACCTATACAGCACTTCTTGGAGACACAAAAGTAAATCTTGTTTGCACAGATCCGCCGTATCTTGTCAATCTGGAAAGCACGTCAGGCAAAATCAAGAATGATGACCTTGATGATGAAAAAGGATATGCGTTTCTAAAATCTGCATTTGAGAGATTCAAAGATGCCATGGCGAAGGATGCAAGCATTTATGTGTTTTATGCCACCTCCAAGGCACGTGTATTTCATGATGCTTATGAAGATGCAGGCTTCAAGGTCGGTGCAGGACTTGTCTGGAAGAAAGACCGCCTTGTTCTCACCCGAACTGACTGGAAGTATATCCATGAACCGATTATCTGGGGCTGGAGAAAAGACGGAAAGCATATCTGGTATGGTGACCAGAAACAGAAAACGGTATTTGAATTTGACCGCATTAAAAACAGCAAAGAGGACGGCTGCGGACATCCATCCAGTAAACCGGTGCCGCTGATCGCCTATCTGATTTCCCAGTGTACACAGACAAACGGAATGGTGCTGGATGGATTTCTGGGAAGTGCTTCTACATTGATTGCCTGTGAGCAGCTAAATCGTGTGTGCTTCGGTGTGGAACTGGAACCGAAGTTTGTTGATGTAGCTGTTGAAAGGTACACAAAACTCCATGACGGAAATTCCGATGATGTGTATTTGATTCGGGATGGGAAGCGAATGGAATATTCGGAAGTAGAGGTGTCAGATGCGTAACCTCACCCTTGGCAGCCTCTTTGACGGCAGCGGCGGTTTTCCGCTTGCCGGACTGCTGGCAGGCATTGTGCCTGTCTGGTCTTCTGAAATTGAACCGTTTGCCATTCGTGTGACAGAAAAACGGCTGCCGCAGGTACA